TGGTGGCTTCTCACCACCTTGAGGGGCATCACCAGTTCCGCCAAGATCATTGCCACCACCATCATTTTCATCCATGAGTTTATATTTTAAAAATTTGTTCATTTCAAGCCTCTATCTCTATTGTATTAATAAAAGTCTTTATTGTGTTAATAAAAAATATATCTTTCAGTTGTTGCTGCAATGGCAATTCATTGAAATCTACCATGCAAGGATGAATCTTTCTTTGTTCATTTTTCTCCTTGCCATAAATCCAACCATCATTAATCTTTTCTACAAACCAATTATTATGTGAATCTTCATACTCACAATTTGGATTTGCCAGTACATGCTCAACTCCATTAATGGCTGAATCTTTTTGCCACTTTGGGCAAAGATCCCAATCCAATTGTGAATTATCTCCAATTGTTTCACAATAAGCTTTATTTATTTGATGGCATAATTTTGCTATCTGCCCTACTGTCAATTTCATAATTGAGAAGTCCTTAATGGTGTTCCAAGCGGGTTGGCTGTTACTTCAGAAAGTGGAGCTCCAGCTTTAAATTTTCTTGCTCTATCTAAGCTACCAAAAGAATCAGCAACAAAATCTATTGGCTGGCTTCTCATCCACCCTTCAAATTTCGTTCTATTTGTTCTTTGTTCTACTTCAAAAATTCCTTTTTCCCTATTTGCTTTTGTTGGCTTTCTTACCGTGCCTCTGTTGGTTGTCTTATCTCCTCTCTCATAATTCTCGCCAGCTCCAACTGCTGGTCTTTTTGATTTAACAGTCACACCTTCTATGTTTGGAATTTCTATGCTTCTACAGTTAAAGTGAATCCTTCCTGGTCCCTCCTCATAAGGCAAATTATGATCTATTGGATTTTTATCCAAATCATATTTCTTTTGATCTCTCACTCCACAAATATGAGGAGTTGTTCTAACATCCAATGTTGAATTCCAAGATGTGCTTTCAATAATATCAGAATTTACATCAAACATATTCTGCCTTGCTATGTTGGCAGATGCAAGCATGTATGATCGAGTTAATGTTTTTATATTCTTACTTGACTTTCCAAGAATTCCCTCAACTATCTTTGTAGATTCATCAATTGTTAAACCTTCAACAAAAGACGCTCTTAAAATTCCTGTTATGTCTCTTGTTGTTTTTGCGCCTTCCCTTTTGAACCAATTTGAAAAAGTCCTTCCTTGGAAAGGTTGTTGTTTTGCTAGACCAGCTGCAACTTCAAGTGAAGACATAGCAACGGTTTCATCTGTGAAGCTTGAAATTGTACTAAAATTCCATTTAATTTCATTTTCAACAATAAGCTTAGAATCAGAATTTGTTTTATCAACAAGTTCTTCACCATAAGTTTTTGATATGATTGCGCTTATTTTTAACTCAGCTTGAACTCTTGTTATGTCACCTCTATCGAGTGATCTTATGACTCTATCAATTTTGTCATTTGCGCCAAAGACAATCTGAGAATTTTCAATTGCTTCACCCTCAGAAACTCTATTGACTCTCACAGACCTTCTAATATAATCATCAGATACCGTCATTTTCGTCCTCAGCTTGTTGCTCTCCATCTTCTTCAGTTGATGAAGCGTCTCCAGTTGGTTGAGTAGAATTTGCAGTATTGCCATTTTCTGGCAAAGTATTTTCCTGTCCTACTCTGATTCTTTCCATCTCATCTTCATTAGATATTTCAGCATCAACAATATCAGCATCACGGAATCTATCAAGTAAAGTTTCATGAGATATACCACCTTGCATCCAAGAACCAGTGAGTGAAGTAACAGCTTGAGGTGACAATCTTATTTCTGCAAATTCTATTGAGCCTTGGAATTCAACCTCACCACCACTGCCTGTCCAATCAGCAGCCATTTGTAAAATTTCTTTGATAGCTGATGAAACATGATTGACAATACTTACTAAATTTACAGCATTGCCAGCTTCTCTTAGTGAGATTGTTTCAGCAGATTCTGCAACATTCTTGCTTAGGCCAATTAATGATGCGCCAAGCTCCGCTGCCTCACCAAATAAATCTTTTATTGTAGATGCAAGATTATTCAAAGCGCTTGTATCAGTCTTTGTATAATAGGCTTTTGCCCCTTCTGGTGGAAGAATAATTGATACAGAAGAACCAACAATAGTTGGTGCTTGATCTTCATCTATACCAGATATTATCAGTGATGGATTACAAGTCAAAAATTGAGCATGAGACAAATCAGCATCTTTTCTGTAAATCGCAACCGATATATCAGAAATGCCAAGAATTGGAAGATTATCTGGATATGGATCATTTTTGTGACTTCCAATATTCACAATTGGTAATTTATCAAGTGTGTTGCCTTGTAAAACTAATGGCATTGGATTTTCTATAGGTGCGCTGTTAAAGAAATGTTGAACTGTTGCGATATGCAATCCACTTTCTTCTTCAAGCTCAAAAGAATATTTAACATGTTTTTCATCCAAAGGTTGATTTACATCTTCATCCTTTGCTGTTTCAAGAAAAACAGATTTTGTTTGAATAGTTTTTCCATTTATGAAATCAACTCTCCAATTGATATTATCTTCAGCCTTATAAGGCGCAATATAAACCGTGTTATCATTACGCCTGACATCGAGCACAAGAGATAACTTACCAGTCTGTAATACTTCAGAAATGCAAAATTCATAAAGCTCAACTAATGTCATTCCATCAGCTGTGGCATCTTCCTCAAGATATGATATTGAATCTGGCAATTCAAAAGTAGGATCGGTTTTTGTTGTCACACCAACCAACCCACGCAGTGTATTTGCAGTTATGTCTGGAAATCTTGCTCTTTGCAAATATGCTTTGTATGCTGGGTTTGGATGCCACCATGGCAAAAATAATGGACTATAGTCTTCTCTATTGGCTGTATATTGAACAGAAGTGGAATCACCTTGTGATGGTGACTGTGAAGTAAAAGCCATAGCTGATGGCATTGGCAAATAAACTTCATTCCCACGCTTTATTGCATTTGATCCTTCAACACAGTCTCTCACCTGTCGCCAAGAAAATCTTACTCTATCAAAATTGCGGTGGTGAACTGCAATATCTTGTGTTCCTTCATTAACATTTTCATCTGGCATTTTACTCACCTTCCAATGTATATTTTATAATTTGTTCCGCAAGATAAACAGCATCTTTATTCATGAGACCAGATCCAGCACTCATAAATTCATCATTTTCATCCCAGCCAGCAACAAGACACTTCTTGAATCCCCACTTTTTGGTTTCATTAAGAGTTTCTTCAACTGATCTTCCAAACGGTGGCACTAATTTAAAAACATTATTTGGCTTTTTCATCAATATTGTCCAATAATAGGTTTTGTTTTCATTTGTTTTCTAACTATCGGAAATCTATGATTAATATAGTAACCAGCACCGTCAACAATATGATCCAATCCAGTACTTTTATCTGGCAATCCATTTGGTCCCCATATTTGCTGCTCAAGAGAGTTAGTCAGATTCGGACATTTTTTCGTATTAACACGATATCTTATTTCTTTTTTGCCATTGTATATCATGGCATTGTAACTCATGACTCTATCTTTAATTGGAGGATTTTTATTTTTTTGAAAAATTCTATATCTAGCAGCCTTCAACTTTGCAATATCAGTCTCTGTTGTATTTGAAGAACTTCTATGATCACCAGTGGCATCTGGATAAATGTTAACTGGATTATTTGGATATCTATTTTTCAAAATTTGTATTTGTTCATCCGTGTCATATGCATCATGGATCTCATCAACAGCCTGTGGAAAACCATCTCTGATAACATGAATCGCAGCAGCACCGTGAACAACGTTGAAGTCCATTCCAACCTCCAGTATCTCATTTCCTCTTACAACCTCATCAGTATGATTTCTTTCTCTATCAAATTTTGGATAAACAGATTTTCCAATAAGGTTTGTAAATTCACCCTCAATAAATGCTTCAACTAATTCTGCTGGATATGTTATTCTCAGATTTTCAATATAATCTGCTGGTAAATGTGGATTTGAATATGAAGGCGCTTGT